CATCGATTTCGCCTAGCGTTAGCGATGTCGCCATCACGGCAGCAACGATGCCGTCCACGCGGCCGGTGGATTTACGTTTATCAACTTTGCGGTTGCCCGCAGGGTCTTCCTGATACACCGCGTTAGCCGCGCACCAGGTCAGCACCGGATGCCCGGTGTGCCGCATCTCGACGTTGATTAACCGCCGCTCGAATTCATCCACCGCCGGCGCCATGGTTTGGAAGCCTTGGCCGCAGCTGACCAGCGGCGGCAGCGTGACGCCTTCGTCATCAATCAGTGAGTTGAGGTCTTCGATTCGCCAGCGGTCGTAGCCAATGCCTTGCAGGTCGTACATCGCCGCGATCTCTGACAGCTGATGCAGCACGTGCCGCTTGTTGATCGCCTTGCCTGGTGTCGTGAGCAAGTGGCCCCGCTCTTGCCAGAGCGTGTAAGGAACGCGGTCTTTTTCCGCTTTGCGCACCAAGCCTTCTTCCGGCAGCCAGAAGTAAGGGATCATCCGCCATACCGGGTCATCCGGTACCGGCTCAAACAACAGCACTAGCGCGGTTAAATCCTGGGTACTCGATAGGTCTAGGCCCGCGTAGCAGCGGCGGCCTAGCAGGCTATCGTGATCAAACTCTTTGTCTTGAGTGGCAAGCCAAGCATCGCGACTGATCGCCGGGTTGTCTGCCTGCACCCACATGCAGAAGTTGAGGCGCTTAACAGTGGCTTCTTTGCTGGGCATGCCCCGCGCCTGGGTCACCTGCTCGCGCAGATACTTCAGGCCGGGGATGCCGTAAGCCAGTGACGGGTTGGCCTTGTACCAGCACTCTTCGTTATCAAAGGGGTCGTCTGTTTCATCCAGGCAGCAGACGAAGCCAAAGAACGAATCGTCTTCCAAGCCACCACTGGCGACCTTGAGCGCGTAGTCGTGGTAGTCCCAGCAAACTGAAAGCCGGTCGGTACCGGAGTTGGTGATCATGAAGATCAACGCTTGCTCGCGGCTCTTGGTACCGGCCCGCATCATCTCAACAACTAGCGGGGTTTTGTGTTCGTGGATTTCATCCAGCAGCGCGACGTGTGGCCGGGGGCCTGATTGCCCATCGTCAGCTGCCACCGTGCGAAAGAAGCTGCTCGTTTTGTGGAAGGCTAGGTTGTACTCCTTGCCCACCGCGCCTGACTTGACGATACGCGTGGCGAGCAGTGGAGACTGATCGACCATGGCCACCGCGTCGCGGAACAGGATTTGCGCCTGGTCTTTCTTCGTCGCCGCTGCATAGACTTCGGCGCGCTCTTCACCATCAGCCACTAAGCCATAGAGGCCAACGCCTGCAGCAAGTGGCGACTTACCAGAGCCCTTTGCCGTTTCCACGTAAGCAACGCGGAAACGACGCCAGCCATCTTCCGATTTCCAGCCGTAAAGGCTACCGACGATGAACGCCTGCCAGGGCAAAAGGTGAAACGGCTCGCCTTCGAAGCGCCCACCGTTGAGGCGCAGCACATCTTCAAAGAATCCGATAGCGTGGTTGGCCGCCTCAAGATCCCAATACAGCCCGCGGGCTTCGCCTTCTTCTAGATCGCGCAGGTGCCGAGCGCAGGCATTGCGAACTTGGGGCCCCGCAATCAGCTCCTCATCAACTACCGCTTGAGCAAATGCCGTCGCACGATCTTCACAGACCGTATTTGGCGGCGGTTTCTTTTTGCTCATTGGGGAACAACTCTCCTTGATTCACTTGTCCGGTACCGAGTTTGGCCCGGGCGCTGGGGTTCAAGCCGAACGAATCGCCTGCTTTTCGCATGCGTTCCTCAGCCCGGTTGGCCAACTGCATCCAGGCGCTCATCTGCTTGTAGCCACTGGGGGTCACTTCGACCATGCCGCGGTCTTCCATCTCGGTGATTTTTTCCCGAGCTACCTTCCAATCGCCCCACGCCTGGCAGTAAACAGCCAGTTCAGCGCGGTCGACCTTGGTGATGAGCCCCAGGATTTCGAGGTCTTTCACGATGCGGCGCCACTCTGCCTTGGCATCTTTAGTCAAAAACGCGGGGCACGGCGGCGCTTCAACTTTCAACTGGAGCGCATTGCCACCGTCTTGCAGATCGTGCGCGCCTTTCTTACTCGGGTTGCCGCGTAACATGTGGACGTTCCCTGGCAGCGGGCGGCGTCCGGAGTTCTTATTGCCAGCCATGGGAACCTCCAGAAATTGAAATTGGTCGGCATTAAACCGATGAAATGATAGGCTTCAGGTAACCCCACACCGATATACCCCCCTCCCATTTTTCCCGCTTGCACAAGAAAAGGGGGCTGATCGGTCTAGAAGCGAAAAGCCCTGAACTTTTACCTCCCCCCACCTAGAAAATGATAAAAACTCTCATTTACAGCCAAAACAGGCAAAAATGCGGCTTTAAGCCCAGTGATGATGCGGGTCGGCGGGCAATCCATCAGCATCGCAGCCAGGCAGCGCGCCGCCCTTCTCAAGCCGTTGCTTGTCGATGTCGTGGCACGGCTTACAAAGCCCTTGCCAGTTCGACCGTCGCCAGAACAGCTTCAGGTCGCCTTTATGGGGCTTGATATGATCGACAACCGTAGCGGCCGTAACCCTTCCCCGGCGTTGGCAGAACACACAAAGCGGGTTCTCACGAAGGTACTCTTCACGCGCCTTCTGCCACTTGTAGCCATAGCCACGTTGAGTCGATGAGCCACGCTGCTTGTCGTAGTTACTCACTGCTCGCCTGCCGAACCCGGCTTAAGCAACAGCTGATAGACTGATTCACGGTCAGCATTCGCCCGCCGGCGCAGTGATTCATAGTCGGCCAGCAACTGAAGTAGGTCGCGGTTGTGCGACACACGGCGCTGTGGCTCACTCAGTGGCGTCAGCAGGTGCGGCGGCACTTCCGGCATCACGAGCACCGGTACTGTCACCATCTTCGGGGAGGTCGAGCACCCAGCTGCTAACAGCATCAGGCACAGGCTGCCCAGCCCAATCGCTAGTCGTCGCATCGTCTCTCTCCAGTTGCCGTGCCGTGTGGCGCATCATGTCCACCAGTTCATTGTCTCGCTGCAGCTGCTTGTCACGCGTGGCGAGCACAGCGCTCAACGTCTCCATCTGCTCACGCTGCCAGCGCTGGTGTTCCTGCAGGATCTCTACTTGATCGTGTGCACGCGCTAATCGGCTTTCAGTCACCGATAACTGCATGGCATAGTCACGCGCCTGCATGCCTGCAAAGATCGTGATGCCTAACAAGCCAGCAATAGCCCAGCCAGATAGGTTGCCCAGAATCCGCTTAATCATTTCAGCCACCGCCCGAGGATCTTCTCGTAGAGTTCATCCGCTCGATTGCCAAACCACTCAGTCCCCTTGAACGCCACTACCGCGCCAAGGGCGGCAGCAAGATCAACCGGCAGGCCGAAGTAGTGCAGCACTGGGAAAGCGGCCAAGGTTAAGCAGCCACACAACATGGCTTCCAGCCAGCTCTTGCTGACGCGATTGCCCGCGTGCAGGCTGCGTAGCATGCCCACTAAGAAAGCCAGACCTGCCGCGTAAAGCTGAGGCCAAGCGGTGGCGACATACGCAAGCAACGCCTGCCATAAGTTAGGGTCACGTCCCGGCATTGGATGACTCATTGTTTGATGAATTTAGGGTCACGCCGCCCGCGCCGCGTCCGCGATCACGTCCGCCACCGCCTCAACCAGTTCGTTGTAATGCCGCTTGAACTGGTAGAGATCGTTAGCGTTCGAGAGAAAGAACAACTCAAAGATGATGCCGCCGCCACCGCTCACAAAAGCGAGTCGCTCGTGGTACCCCGCGTTCTCAGGCTTAGCACCACGATTAGCAATGCCCAACAGGTCAGCGGTCACACGGCAAAGCTCAGCGCCCAGCGGCTTGTTATGAGCGCGGGATAATGTCTCAACGCCAGTAGCACCAGGGCCACCACCGTTGGTATGGAATTCAATCGCGATCTCGAAACCCTTAGCGATCTGCACTGCCTCACGTAACGGCAGGTTCTCACCCGGCTCGCCGTCCAGGGCATGCTGAATGCCTAGGTGCTTCAGCCGATCGCTAACGTCATCGCGGAACAGTTGAACGATGTCCGCTTCCTTGTAGCCGTTAGCAACGATCCCCGGCACCGTGTCGCTATGCCCAGCAGAGAGCATTACCGTTGTGCGCTGAGGTGGCCGTTGGGGCACCGCGTTAACGTGATCAATCCACCGCATGCCCATTGGCCTACCTCCAAAATTAAAATGCCCCGCATAACCGAAGCTATGCGAGGCACCGCCCACCACGGACGGGAGCACTGGTTGTCAAGCGCCCAAAAAAAAGCCCCAGCGGTTAGGCTGGGGCTTCTAGGTGGAGACGCATCTATCAGACGGTAGCTGAATAATGGGCCTCCACTCCGGTGGCATCAAGGGGTCGGTAATGCCAAACCTTCAATGTAACGGGTTCATCCTGGCGTCATACAGACATAAGTGGGTGTCAGGCCCGTTTATATCGCTTGTGACTCTCCCTTAGAGCTTGCTTAAGCTCGTAGTGCATGCGATGCAGGCGATCGTAGTAGGTGCTTTCAGCAAGCCCAAGGCGCTCGCCTTTCGCATCGTTATACCCATTCCAGAGGTAATGCTCATGGGCCAGCACCTGATACTCAGCGCTCAAACTATTCACGGCCTTCTGCATTTCCCAAGCCGCATCATCCATATCACCCAAGCCAAGCAGATCACGCGAGCCCTTAGGGCCACCGCTAGGCATCACACCGCCAAACTCGGCAAGGCGTCCCAGAGGTGAGCATTGACGCATTCCCCGCCCTTTCAGTTGATCCGCCCAATGCTGCAGCAATTCGTCTATTTCCTTGATCATCATGCCCCCTGTCTGACTGTCTGATTACCTGTCTGAATATCTGTCTGATAGTTTTTATCTTGCTTATTAACTACTTACTTCATTCTTCAGACATTCAGACAGTAATATATAAAGGTTGTCATGTGCGTACGCGCGCGCATGGGCTATCCGGTAAAAGTCTGTCGGACTGTCGGAAACCGCATAGCGGCGGGATTCCTGCGTCTGAAAGTCTGTCTGATAGTCTGTCTGACTGTCTGACTCATAACCCAGTATCCTCATGCTTCACTTCCACCTTGAAACGGAACGCCCGCGCCTGCTCGCTAGCCAGGTCAGGCCAGCCCGGCTTGCCAACCTTGTCCACATATTCAGGGGGCACAAACAACCTGGTCGTTTTGAATGGGCCAGAGCTAGCCGGATAACGTATATCGCGCCGATCCCTCAGCATGTCCCTAGCCACTTCATCACAGAACCACCGCTGCTTGGTCTTAAACTCATTCGTGTTCTCGCACCATCGTAAGAAGGCCTTCCAAAGGTCGGGCACCGCCACCACCCCATACGGCAAATCTAGATCACCATTCCGCCACTCATGGATGAAGAACCGGGCCGGCGAAAGGCTGGAATCTATTAACCGTTGCTTAGCATCGGATAGCGGCGGCTTGGTGTGCGCCTTGAAGTCAGCCAACGGCAGGTTCAGCAGGTAGTGATAGAAAGACTCGACACCACCGTTGGCGATCTCCTCAGACAAGGCCTCAAAGTATTCAGGCGGTGGCACATCTTCCACATGCAGCACGAAGTAGCGTCGATCGCCCAGGTCGAGCTCCAACGGTACCGTCGAGTTAGAGAGAAAAACGAAGTTTACATGGTTGCGCTCACTGCGCAGCGGCATGTTCTTTTCATTGATCTGGAGTTCATCACCGGTCACTACATGCTTGAGAACGCCCTTGTAATGCGCCTTCTCAGCCCTGCTCACGACCTCCTCAGCCAGCGCGAACAACCGCCGCGACTGCCACCCGGTGAACTGGCTTTCCAGCTGGGCCTGCCCGATCGTCACGCCGTACTCACCATAGATCCGCTTCAAGATGCCCTCAAACAGCAACGACTTACCCGTACCTTCCGCACCGTGAACCAACACGGCGCTGGCCATCTTGGTACCCGGCTGCTGCAACGGCAATGCCATCCACTTCAGCAACCACCAGAACTCAGCATCACGTTTGCCACATAGGCGGTAGATATGCGCCCTGATTAGCTTGCAACCTTCATCACTTCTCGGGTCAGGCTCCATCTTGAAACCGTCATAAAGGTTCACGCTCAAACGCGGGTCGACCTCCTCGGTAGGATCGAACACCACCTCCTCGGCAATCATCCGCCACGGGTGATCCTGCCACTCTTTGAACGTCTCCCGGCCAACTGCCTCACGAACATGAGGTACGCGTATCAGCTTGCCGCGCATACCATCCCAGACCAAATCCGTGCCATAGATCAGCCGGAAGTGATTGAGCATGTCATCTTTGCGAATGCGAACGCCGTAAGGGTTCTCCTCCTGCCCCTCCTGTGGGTGAGTGGGCGCGATTTCCTGCCCTTGATCTTTTTCACTGGTACCGCACTCCAGAGAGGGGGCGATGGGGAGAGGTTGACGACTATCGTTCGCCGCCTCAACCGCAGCAAACAACTGTTGCCTAACAGCATCCAAGCCCTCAGCAACATGCAAGTCATTCCAATCTGCCATTACGCGGCCTCCTGACTCAGCTGGGGAAACACCGCCACGGCATGCATGGCTTGCGCGATCTCCTCGGCTTTCTTACGGCCGGGGTTATCCTTCACTTGCGGGTCATCATCGCCACACACCACCAGCGTCGCCCCCTGATACAGCTGGCCTAGCAGCGGTACCACACGCTGTAGGTTGCCAGCATCCATCGCCACGGCCACCGGCCAACCGGTGGCCATGTGAATGCTAGCCGCTGTCGCGTAACCCTCAGCTACCGCCACTATCTGCGATTCACTACCGGCGCCGATCCGATGCCAGGTACCCGACTTGCGACCATATTTAGGAAAAAGCTTGGTACCGTTAGGCTTAATCACCTGAATCGAAACCACCTTACCGTTTACGTCGCGCAGTGGTACCACCACATCGCCTTGCTGAATTCGCATAAAGGAAATGTGATCCGGCCTTGGCTGGGGTAAATCATCAAAAAACCGCTTCACTTCCATACCCGGCCAAACGTCCGCCCTTTGAGCCTGGTCATCGATACTAATCACCACCGAGCAACGCGGGAACCACACGCCGAACGCCTCCACCTGCTTGGCATCCAGGTAAGCGGATTTGCCCTCACGTTGGCAATGCTTCTTGATGAAGTGGCGGCACGCCATGGCCACCGTTTCACGCATCGCCTCACGGCGCTTTTCATCGGCCTCGATCTCAGCTTGGCGAGCCTTGCGCCTTTCCTCTTGCTCAGCCTTCATTCGCTTCCGATCGTCAGCGCTCATCTCCTTACGCTCACGCTTCCAGCCATGCTGACCCGCTAGCTTGATGATGGTACCCAAGCGCACGTGACCCGCTTGCAGGCTTTTCCAAACACTCTGAGCATCCTTCGCGTTATAGCTATCGCCGCCTTGGCTCCATTCATCCCACGCAAAAAAACCGTCATCACCGTATTCGGTTTTGACGGCATTGCCGATGTTCACCCAGGTATCACGGTCATCGGCGGGGATATGCGTTAACGCCAGGCGCAGTTCATCCATCGTTAAAAGATCATGCTGCATGGGGCACCTCCCCAGCAACGCAACCATTAAAGGGTGGGCACTCATAATGGTCATGAAGTAAGCTTTGAGTTGCGAACACCAAGCCCACTACACAAACCAAGGAGTGCCCATGACAACTGAACGTCGTGATCCACCACAACGGCCGGTTTATACACCACCGCCCGATACTGGCCGGGGTAAAGCGCAGGTACCAACTTCCAAGCGCCCGCAACCCAAAGGTCAATAATAAATCGCCTGAGGAGGCAAAATGGATACAGAGCAAAGCATTCCACGTACGCGAGACGACATGGAATGGGAACTTAGATTCGCCATTTGCCTTCTCAGCCGATACCGTAATCTGGCACGAAATGCTGATTTGGCATTGACTTTGATAACTCTGATTGGCCTGACCAGTGCAGCTAGTTCTCTTATAAATAGTGACAGCAGTGCCTTGCTTGCTAGCATCGCTGGTGGACTGCTGACCATGACCAGCATATTGCAAATTGTTTATAAACCGGCAGAAGCTAAGGTACACGCAGCAGTCAGCCGAAAAATGTATACCGACTTGTGGAGCGAGACATATCACATCACGCATGATGAGTTCGATAGACAACTCATCAAGCTCCATGGAGAGGATATTGGTGTGGTAGAAGGCTTGAGGCTTGTTGCTGAGATCGATACCGCTCGTCAGCTGGGCCTTAAAGATAAAAAGCTTATCAAGCAACTCACGCGCTGGAACAAATTTCTGCGATTTTGTAGCTAAGGCAGCCACATGAAAAAGAAATCTTCTAAAAAAAGATATAGACAGATAATCGTTACAGCAAAGGCCGTTAAAAGACGGGCTACTGCTAAAAAAGCAAAACGCCAGATGCCCGGTGGCAAAAGACCTGGCCCCAGAAAATGAATCTGATGAGAGAGTCATAAATGATTGCTTTAAAGTGCACGCAGGCATGTTCAAGCACTCATTCGGGCGCCCATAATTATGAGTTTTTGTGATTAACATCACCGCCCCTCCATCGCTGTCTGACACTCAACACAAAACTGCACCCCCGGCAGCGCCTCACGCCGCGCCGCTGGGATCGGCTCATCACACTGCTTGCAAACCGCACGGCTAGAAAGCGAAGAAGGCGCGCACTGCTGGCGAGCCTTCATTGCCTGCTCTAACCGCCACTCAATGTAATCGTTCGCGATATCGGCCTTATCCATCGTTAGCATCCCCATCAAACCGCTGAGCGCTCACCAGCAGCCCCTGCAGGGCACTAATCAACTGACCTTTCAGCTTCTTAAGCTCCGAGACTTCGCTAGCGGTATACACACCGTCTTTACGATGCTCGCTAATGCGGCTCAACAGGTCAGAGACACGGCTCGACATATCCGCCACTGCCTCCATTAACTGCTGTTCGCTGCTGTCGTTCGTCGCTTCTTGGTACTCGAACCAATGGGCACCAGGTACCAACGAAAGCAATGAATCAAGAATGCGCGGGTCTCTGGTCGCTTCCAGCACGTATTCCAGATCATCAAGCGACAGCTTGTGCGACTCAGCATTGGGATTAAGGCTGTGCTGCAGCGTGGTGGCAGGCACCCCATAAATTGCGGCAATCGCCTTGCCGCCACCGGGGTAATCACGCGCCGCATGATAGAGGGATAAATTAAGGGGCAGGATTTCGCGCTCAGCGCGATCCTTTGAGGTGGGCCAACGTTTAGACATGGCATTACTCCCGTTCCTATGCCATGCGCAACAGCTCCCCAGTGGTGTATGATGGGAACTGTAGCGCAAGGGGCTTTATTGGTTTGCTCTCTTGCGTTGCAACAAGTCCAGTGAGGGATCGGTCTGTGGTGGGCAGACCCTCATTGGCATCCGCTGGGTAAGTTGCTTTCGAGCAGCTTATCCAGCACCTCTAGCGAATCGCTAGGCGGCCTTACTTATCAATTCTTCTTCAGTGACGCCGTAGTGCATTAGCACCTCCAGCAATGAAACTTTCCCATCACTTGCATCAGCTAACTTGCGCATGTAACGCAAAGAAGCGGCCTTGCGAGCTTTCAGCACATGCACCCTAAGGTAGCCGGCAGATGTACCTACTCGTTTAGCATATGCTTCGATCGGTCTTTCACCTTCGATACTCGCCTGATCCAGCTCACGAAGATAATCATATAGCGTCATAACGACCTCGATACTACCCATATGGTATTGGACTATCAATACCTCAATGCTCGTTTACCTTTAAGGTAATGTCAAGGAAACTTGGAGGTATGGACATCAAAACTACGCGCCGCATGCGCGTCCAAAGCCTGATTAAAGAGCGTGACCTAACATTGAAGGCTTTTGCCGATAGAATCGACAGAAGCCAAGGTCAAGTAAGCGCGATTGCTGGAGCCTCTGCCCATAAGGGTATTGGTGACGCTTTAGCACGTCATATAGAAAATTGCTTACATCTGCCTCATGGATATCTAGATCAGCCATTCACAGATAACAATGCTTCAGTAATCACTACAACCACCTCACGCCAGCTACCTGTGCTTGGTCTAGCATCGGCCGGGAGGCTCATGGAAAACATTCAGGATGCCAGCGTAAGTGAATATGTCGTTGCGCCAGGCCCTACTGGCCCGCACGCATTTGCATTGAGAATTGAAGGGATCAGCATGGAGCCACGCTTCCAGGAAGGTGACAAGATCGTTATCGATCCTGACCTTGAGTGGAAAAATGGTGATTTCGTTTACGCTATGCGTATTTCAGATAATCACGGCACTTTTAAGCAGCTTCGTTGTGAAGATGAAGAAATGTACCTCTGTGCGACTAACCCTAGCTTTGAGCCTCGTTACACCCGTATGGATGGGGAATGGACTATTTTAGGTAAGGCCCGCTGGCGTGTAGAAGACCTATAAGGAATAACAATGGCTCGTCCAAGAGTATTTATTAGCTCCACCTATTTTGATTTAAAAAACGTACGCTCAGACCTAGAACGGTTCATTAAGGAAATAGGCTATGATCCAGTACTTAATGAACGGGGGAACATACCATACGGCAACCAATCAGAGCTTGAACAGTACTGTTATAAAGAAATCAATAATTGCGATATATTGATTTCAATAGTTGGAAGCAGGTATGGAACTGGATCGCGTCTTCATGATGCATCAATATCTAACCAAGAACTAAAACAAGCAATTGATTTAGGAAAGCAAGTATATATATTCATTGACAAAACAGTTCATGCAGAATTCAGGACGTACGAAAAAAACAAAAAAAATGAGAACATACAGTATGCTGCAGTTGACAACCCGAAGATATACAAGTTCATAGAGGAAATTAGCAGTTTACCAATAAACAACAATATCGCTGGCTTCGAAACCTCAAGTGACATAATTTTTTACTTGAGAGAACAATGGTCAGGCCTGTTTCAAAGACTTCTTAGCGAGGAAGCAAAGAAAAAAGAACTACAAGCAATTGAAGATATTAAATCAGCAGCTAAAACTCTAGAGCAACTAGTAACATTCCTAACTAATGAACGAAAAGAAACTGACTCAACAATTAAAGAAATACTTCTTTCAAACCACCCAGCATTCTTGTCTATAAAACAGAAATTATTGATTCCATTTAGAGTATATTTCACAAACCTTGCTGAGCTTAACGAATTATTGTCTGACAGGGGATTTGTAGACATAAATATTCCGGGAATAGGGGAAGAAACAGATTCGCTCGAATGGTGCGATTTTGGATCAAATAAACTGATGACAGTAAAAATTAGCAATGATTTATTTGATAGCCAAATGAAACTAAATATTATCACTCCTGAAGAATGGGATGACAGCTGGGTGCAGGTACATGTACAGACACCTAGACGCCTAAGAGATGTTTCTGCCAAAACAATTACATCAGATTTTGATGACGAAATACCTTTCTAAATACCCAAAAGGTATTTACATAACACCTTTATGGTACTAGTCTAGCTCCTACACGCCCACCACGTGTAGGAGAAAGCTATGCAAACCAATACCCAACCATGCCGGGTGTACATGCACCCGGCAGCAGGTAACAGCCACATCGCCATTCAGGCCATGCAATACGTCACAGGGCGCGTTGCCGCCCGCCTGGCTGGTAACAAATCCCGCACGATCTATCTGCTCACCCCTGAAGAAGCGGCCCGCTATCGCCGTCAGGGCGGTGCAGCATGAGCACTATCGCCCACCTCCCCGCTACCAGCGTGCTCACCCAAGCGCACCGCGACGCCATGGCCTACATCCAAGAGCTGGCGATCACGATCAGCCAGCAAGGCACCTATGCCGTTCATGCGTACTACTCAGGCATTGCCCACGAGTTCACGGTACACGTACTGCTATTCAGCGAGATAGAAAAGGGTAACTTCAAAGCGCCCACAGTCATCAACGTATACCTACCGGGGCGCTGCTCTTGGATGGGG